GATGGCGGGACGTACTCGTACACCGGCAACGCGGCTAATGTGCTGTTCAATCGGCGGCTGGTGGCCGATGGCGGCACCTACACCTATACCGGCAACAACGCTAACACGCTGTTTGGTCGTCGGCTGGTCGCAGACGGTGGCACTTACGCTTACTCGGGCAACGCGGCAAACCTGCTGTTTAATCGGCAACTAATTGCAGACGGCGGCGTTTATTCGTACACGGGCAACAACGCCAATACGCTGTTTAACCGTCGACTGGTAGCCGATGGCGGCGTTTATGCTTACAGCGGCAACGACGCCGCGCTGATATATGCGCCCGTAGGTGCGTTTACGCTTTTGGCTGACGGCGGGGTTTACTCGTACTCGGGTAACAACGCCAATTTAGTATTCTCTGCAACGCCTATTGTGGTGATTGACACCCATGACGGCGATCAAAAGCGCCGCAGGAAGTTTGACGATGACACCGAAGCGCGAAAGCGGCGTCGGGCGCAGATTCAGGACGCATACGAGGTGCTTTTGGAGGGTCGCCCCGAGGTGGTGGCGGCTATCGCAGCCCCCTTTGTGGATGCGCCCAAAACGCCCGGTATTGCGCTACAGCCCGCGACCGTAAATTGGGACGCGCTTTTGGCTGACTTGGAGGCTACCAATCGACTTTACGAGGCGTATGTCGAAATGGATGACGAGGAGGTACTGTTGCTTTTATGAAACGCACTTACGTTTGGAATGACGGCGAGTTGGTCGAGCGGGTAAAGGGCAAGGGTGGGCAATACCATTATGTGCAGCCCGATATCACCCCGTACAAGTCCATGCTCGACGGCAAGATGGTTACCTCGCGGTCGCAGCATCGTCGGATGTTGAAGGCTTACGGCTGCGTGGAGGTCGGCAACGATGACCCGACCAAGCATTACCGCGCCCCCGAAGTAAAAGACACCCGTAAAGAGCGGTTAATTGCACAGGTTCAGAGCATGACGCACGCCGAGGCTAATCGCATCCTCGACAGACTGCGTGACAATGCGCGATTCACCAATGATCCCCACAGGAGAAAGTGATGGAAGATACACGGCGCGAAAAGTTGGCAGAGCAGTTTGAGGGCGTGGAAACCGTAGCGGAGTTGTCGGGCGAACAGCCCGAAGCCCCGAAGCCCGTTGAAACGGTGCGCGACGAGTCGGGGCGGTTTGCTCCGAAGGTAAAGGCAGAACCGCAGCACGAAACGAAACCCGAGGTTACGGAGCCTGCCGAGGAACCCGTATGGCGCAAGCCGCCTGCATCGTGGAAGAAGGAATACCACGAATATTGGTCAAAGGCCGACCCGAAAATCCAAGAGTACGCATGGCAGCGCGAGGAGCAGATGCGTAAAGGCGTCGAGCCGTTGCTGTCGAAGGCGCAGTTTGCCGACGAGATGAAAGAGGCCATTTCGCCTTACGAAACCACGATTGCGGGTCTTGGCATCAAGCCCGCGCAAGCGGTAAAAGCGTTGATGGAGGCTGATTACACCCTCCGCACGTCCTCGCCTGAACAGCGGGTCGCGTACTTTCAGCAGTTGGCGCAGCAGTACGGGGTAAACCTCGGCGGGGTGCAGCCTGCCCCGGCTGTTGACCAGAACCTTTACGCCTTGCAGAACCAGTTGGCGCAGGTTCGCGGTGAAGTTCTGACGTGGAAGCAGCAGCAGGAACAGCAACAGAACGCGGTGTTGCTGTCGGAGATTAACGACTTCGCTGCGAAGGCTGAACACTTTGAGGATGCACGGCCTGTCATGGTCAACCTGCTGCAGAGCGGTTTGGCATCCACACTTGACGAGGCGTATGATAAAGCCATACGCCTAGACCCGGCGCTTTTTGAGCGAGTGCAGTCTGCACAACAGGCTGCAGAGCAAGCGAAGAAGGCAACGGAGTTGAATCGTGCAGCGAAAGCGGCACGGGCGGCTGCGGTCAGCGTCAGAAGTTCCACACCCGGAACGAACACGGCTCCCAAAGCGCAAGATCGTCGGTCTATGTTGGCTGAAGCATTTGACGGCCTCGCAGACCGTGTTTAATCACTTGATACAGGAGTTTTAACATGGCATTTGCCAATTCCAGTATCAGCGATATCATTGCGACCAACATTCAGAGCCGGTCGGGTGAACTCGCTGACAACGTGACGAACAACAATGCGTTGCTTCGTCGTCTGAAGGAGCGCGGGAACGTCAAGACGTTCTCGGGCGGTAACGTCATCCTTCAGGAAATCATGTACAACGACAGCACCACGAACAACACGAATTCCTATTCGGGTTACGAAGTGCTGAACGTCGGTCAGAATTCGCCCATTTCGGCGGCGCAGTTCAGCATCACGCAGTACGCTGCGGCGGTGACCATCTCGGGTCTGGAGATGATCCAGAACTCGGGTAAGGAGGCCATCATCGACCTCCTCGACGGTCGTATGTCGGTTGCTGAGGCGCAGTTGGCCAACCGCATCAGCGGCGACCTGTACGGCGACGGCACGGGCAATTCGGGCAAGAACCTCACGGGTCTTGCTGCGGCTGTCCCCGATGCTCCGTCCTCGGGTACCTATGGCGGCATCAACCGCGCCACTTGGTCGTTCTGGCAGAGCAAGAAGTTTTCCGGCGTGACCGATGGCGGCGCTGCTGTCACGGCCTCCAACATCCAGCAGTACATGGACTCGCTGGCGGTTCAGTTGGTGCGCGGCACCGATAAGCCTGACCTTATCGTGGCTGACAGCAACTACTACCGTCTGTACCTCCAGAGCCTGCAGGCCATTCAGCGTATCTCTAGCGAGGGCTCGGGTATGGCTGGCGCTGGCTTTGCCTCGCTGAAGTATTTTGGCGCGGGCATGGCTTCGGACGTGGTGCTGGACGGTGGTATCGGTTCCTCGACCTACAACAGCGGGTCGGGCAACGCGAACCACATGTGGTTCCTCAACACCAAGTATCTGCACTTCCGTCCGCACAAGGATCGGAACTTTGTGCCGATTGGTGGCGAGCGTCAGTCGGTCAATCAGGATGCGGTCGTCAAACTGATTGGCTGGGCCGGTAACCTCACCTCGTCGGGCCCGCAGTTTAGCGGCGTCCTCATCGCTTAATAGGAGCAACTACCATGACTTTTTCAGTTACTCCGGTTATCGGTGCCGCGCTGCTCGACAAGGCCGACACCAACCTCAACTCGGCTGGCACGGCTGTTCCGACTATCGGGCCGCTTGGTCTGCAGGTTTGGGGTGCAAACGGTCGTCGTTATGTGTTGGCGCAGGCCAATGCGACGATTACCGCTAGCACCGCGACTTGCACGGTCAACACGACCACGTTCCTTGTCACGGCGACGGCTGGCTCGTACACCTCGCCTCCGGTCGCTCTGGCGACTGGCGACGTGGCTTGGTTCAGCGCGACTAGCGTGTAACCCACAGGGGGCGGGGTAAAACCCGCCTCCTCCTTTCAGGAGAGCAGAATGGCATATCCTTCTCGCGTCTTGGGTTCGGGTCAGCCGGGTTCGACGGCTACGGCGATTTGCGGCGATGTTGCTACCGGCCTTACGGCTGCTGGCACCGACTCTGCAACGGCGCTTGCGCTGTCGGCTGTTAACAATGTCGTCAGCACTACCGCTGCAAGCACGGGCGTTCGCCTGCCGCCTGCGGAGGCCGGTGCGATGAGCGTTGTGGCAAATGACGGTGCGAACTCGCTGACGGTGTACCCGGCTTCGGGAACCATTGACGGCGCTGCTTCCGTGGCGATTGCCACGACCAAGCGGCGCGTGTTCGTGGGTACCAGCCCGACCACTTGGGTTAGCGTCCTCGGCGCATGACGATACCTAGCCGTGTGCTAGGTGCGGGGGCATCGGCGCTATCGACCGTAGCAATCTGCGGCGATGGCGTCGATGACCTTACCGCGACGGGTTCAACGCAAGCGACGGCGCTGCAGTTGACCCATGTTTACAACTCGGTGGATGTGACGCCATCGGGATCTGGCGTGAGGTTGCCGCCGACCGAAATGGGCGCGGTTATCTACATCGTTAACAGCGGCGCCCATGCCCTGAAGGTTTACGCTTTTGAACCAGCGTCCACGATTAACCAGAACCCTTCCGCATTAATTGCCCGCGACCATGTGAGCATCTTTTTTGCCGTAGCACTCAACAAGTGGTATGGCGTTGCAGGCGCTAAAGCATAATCCCCACAGGAGTAAACCATGCTTGATTCTGACGTTTCTAACGCGGACTCGTTTCTTCACGTTGAGTTTTACCTGTCCGACCTGAAGGACTACAAGGGGCAACCCTTTGTCCGCATCATGGTACCGGGCGACAAGACCAACATCGTCGAACAGCCGGTGCGCGATGACCACAAAGAGCGGTTCCCGCGTCAATGGCTGCACTTTCAGATGCAGCAGAGCGACGGCGCTCCGGTGATCGGAACGCCCCTCTCGGACTGGCACAGCGCCGCCCCTGACGAGTTCAACCGCTCGCAGATGGAAGAATTGCACATCCTCAAGTTCCAGACCGTCGAGCAGGTCGCCACGGCCTCGGACGCCCATATTCAGCGTATCGGCATGGGCGGTGCGGGCCTGCGTGAGCGGGCGCGGATGTTCCTTCAGCACAAGAACCGTGCCGAGGCTAACAAGGAACTGCAGGAAACTCGGGCGCAGTTGGCTGCGTTGCAGGAACAGATGCGCGAATTGGTAGAATCCAAGCGAAAGCGCAAGGAAGAATAACCCATGACCACGATGCTTCAACTTGTCCAGCAGGTAACCAACGAACTAGGCGTGAGTACGCCTAACGCGGTTGCCGGTAACACCAACCAAGATGTAATGCAAATTCTTGCGTTGATGAACGCTAGCGGGTACGAGTTGCTGCGTCGGGGTGACTGGCGCAAGTTGGTGCGTCAGCACTTGATCACGACCCAATGGACGCAGACAACGGGAACGTGGGTAGACGGCTCTACGACGCTCACGGTGCCATCTACGGCGGGACTGGATACGACCTATCAGGTGGTAGGCGAGGGCATCCCTAATGCCACCTACATCAGCGTAGTGAACAACGGCACCACGGTCACGCTCTCGCAGGCTGTCACGGCTGACGGAACGGGTGCCGTGGTGACTTTCCAAAAGGTGCGCTACGACCTGCCCGCTGACTACGATGCCATCATCCCGCGTACGCAATGGGACAAGAGCAAGCGATGGGAACTGCTCGGCCCCGAGGACGCGCAGCAATGGCAATGGCTGTTGTCGGGGTATATCTCGACCGGCCCGCGTATTCGGTGGCGACTTCTCGGCAAGTATTTTCAGATTTGGCCGGGTATCTCTTACGACGAGGTGCTTGGCTTTGAGTACCGCAGTAACGCATGGGTTGAGGATGCGGCGGGTGCGCCAAAAACCTCGTTTACCGCCGACTCGGATACTTGCATCTATCCCGACCGGCTCATGGTGCTGTCCACCAAACTCAAGTACTTTGAGGCGAAGGGCTTTGACACAACCGCCATGTATCGCAACTATTTGCAGGAACTTGAAACCTGCATCGCGCAGGATACGAGCGCGGCGAACCTGTCTTTTGCTCCGCGTCCGGGTACGGTGCTGATCGGGTACGACAATCTCCCTGACAGCGGCTACGGGATTGACTGATGGCGCGTCGGCAACTCATTCAGCGTAATGCGGCCTCGGTTGCGTCTTTGCCTGCCCCTGTGGGCGGGTGGAACGCCCGTGACTCGCTTGCGAACATGGATGAAACCGACGCCGTGACGCTGGAAAACTTCTTCCCAACCGTGTCGAGCGTTGTGCTGCGCGGCGGTTACGAGTCTTGGGCGACCGGCCTCGGCGGGCAGGTTGAAACGCTGATGCACTACGCAGGCGCTACGACGAGCCGCCTTTTTGCCGCTGCTACGTCCCCCAATGCCATCTACGATGTGACCACGCAGGGCGCTGTAGGCGCTGCGGTGGTGTCAAGCCTGTCCAATGCCCGATGGGAGTATGTGAACTTCACTACGGCGGGCGGCAACTTCATGTATGCCGTCAACGGGGCGGACTCGCCGCGCCTCTACAACGGCACGACTTGGACGGCAATTACGGGCGTATCGTCCCCGGCGATCACCGGCGTTACTACGACCAACCTTTCTAACGTCACGCTGTTTAAGAATCGCGTGTGGTTCATCGAAAAGAATACGCTGAAAGCGTGGTACTTGCCGACCTCTAGCGCAGGCGGCGCGGCGGCTGTCCTTGATTTGTCCTCGGTCGCCAAACTCGGCGGCGTGTTGGTTGACCTTGACACTTGGACGATTGACGCCGGATATGGCGTTGATGACAACCTCGTATTCGTGACGAGCGAGGGCGAGGTTATTGTCTACCGTGGAACCGACCCGTCAAGCGCGGCAACGTGGGCGCTTGCGGGTATCTGGAAACTTGGTGCGCCGATTGGCAACCGCTGTTTGCTGAAG